GGATGGGCTCCTTTCTAGGGGTTCATTATACCGCAGGTTTTTCTCGCTTAGACCTGCTTGACGTCCAGCGTCACCTTGCCATTCCGGAGCATCTCGGCGACGCCCTGGTCAAAGGTGGCATGAATCCCCTGGTCCTCAGACACGTGAAGGGCTCCGGAGGGCTGAGTCCCCTGGTACTTGGTGGAGCTCACGCCGAGAAGCACACCCAGGAAGGTGTCGACAGCCGCGATAGTGCCAGCAACCTCGGTCGGAGCCGGGAGGTGCCAGAGCGCGGCGAGGGTGACGTAGAGAGCACTGGTAGCGGGAAGGCAGACCAGCGCAACCCACTTCAGGATGTCGTACGTCTTGTTGTGCATCGATTCTCCTTGCTTGAGATGCTTAGCCATTTTCTTTCTTCCTCCTAGCGGGAGGTCTTGGGGTAGGGACCACGGGGAGCCGTTTAACTTCGTCGACGATTCTCTCGGCAAGACCATTTCCACCGAATTCCAAGTAGGGATCAACGAGATACTTCATGAAGTCCTCGTACTCGTCAAGGGTCAGAAACCCCCGGTGGATATAGGTCTTTCCGACATAGACGATACGGTCGTGTGCCATCCCCAGGAGCAGACGGGTGTTTGCCGAACTCTTCTCTCGCCGCTTCTGAAGGTATGCCCAGAACCCAGTGGAGCTGAATATACCTAGGAATACGGCGACAGTGAGGTCCAAGAATGGACTGAAACCGAAGTGCGTCATTTTAACCGATCAAGAAATACGGGCGAATACCGAATCCATAATTAATAGGGGCGGTTGAGACCTCACCGTTGGCCTTGAGATATACAGCGGTACTCTGGTGTGAACGATCACGGAGCCAGTACTCATAACCCGGGAAGATCATGGTGTGATTCTTCTCGAACGCCGAGAGCTGACCAAGGTTGAGAGCGTTGCCCTCAGGACCGGCGCCCATCAGTCGACGACCGAACACCATGGTCTCGTCAAGGAGCATGGCGTATGAGCTGTACCAGGTGTACGAGATAACCGTTCCTTCAGTGCGGATACCCTGAGAGACTCGAGTCCAGCCCTTCATGAGGTTGTCTCCGAATACAGACCGGGCCATTCGCTCAGCCTGAGCAAGCCCAGACTTATTGATCGTGTGATCCAGATAAGAGCCCGTGAATGGGTTGGTCTCATGAAGTGGGGCACTATATAGCGCCTTGTCGGGGACAACTACCACGTGGTGCTGCTGGATAGGCGTACCACCGACACCGTAGAAGTAGTTGAACGCTGCAATACGCCAGTTGACACCAGCGTAGGTCCAGTAGTCACCAAGGTACATACCACTGAATGTACCATTTCGGATACTAGACATGTACTGCGAGACACTAGTACCCAGAGATGCGCCACGGTACACAGAGTTGTGCATACCGAAGTGGCTGATGTTGACCATGTTGTAGAACGTCGATGACGTATCCAACTTGGAAGAAACATTAGTGACACTAGACTCGATCTGTCCTGCCCGAGACTCGAGCTGAGAGATCTTGGTGTTCTGGGAGTTGTCGCTAGCCTTTAGGTTAGCCACGTCAGTCGAGGTGTTACCACCAGCATTCTGCAGAGCGTCTCGAACGGTCTGGAACCAGTTGTCGAACTCACCCTGGAGCTTGGCCTGGAGCGAGTTGAGATTGATCGTGCTTACCGGTCCGCTCACATACGGAGTAAGGCTTGATCCTACGAAGTTCGTGATCGACTCAGCACCGATGGCTCGAGCGTTCTTCACGACACGAATGTTTGCGAGGACCATGTACTTCTTCTCCCCATCGCTCGGAATGAGCGGGGGATTAGGAGTAGCTGAGGCGGTGCCCTTGATGATCTCAAGCTTGGCGCCTCGAACAGCCTTGGAAATATCGACAGACAGAACCACTGAGTCAATACGGTCAAGAGTGGCGTTGGCTGCCTGGACAGCGAGCGTCTCGTCACCGGTGTTCTCGACCCATCGACGGTTGAGCCACGCCTTACCGGAGCCCACAAAGATGTTCATGGTGTTCGCAACTGGGCGAACGAAGAACTTGTCTCCCACGTTGGGGAACACTCCGTCGGAGATGATACCGTCAAACAGGGACCCGAATTGGTCCGCGTCGTATACCCGGTCGCCATTCACCGAGTTGTAGAAGCCGCTATTAATGGGCATAGGTTAACCCCTTTCTCGAGGCTCGATAATCTCGCCCGGACCCTTACGAGCGAAGTCAATACGGAAGCTGTCGCCATTCCACTTGCCTCGAGAGGTCATGGAGATGGTGGGGACCTGAGAGAAACCATCAGCAGACCAAGACTCTGTCATCTCGGTAAGCTGGGCCTCAATAGGTCTTGAGTTACGCCCGGTGGGGACATAGTAGAAAATATCCCCGACATCGAACCCGGTTCGGAACTGGACGTTAGAGAAGCTGTCAATCTTACCCGAGACCATCTCTACCGGTGAGTACTTGGGGAACATGGCGTCAAGAACCCAGAATGGATACCAGATCTCACTAAGAGATCGAATATGCTGCTTCTGAAGCTCAGTCAGCTTGTTCCAGTCCTCCACCTTGTAAGGTTTGTGGACCTGAGTATTGTCCCACAAGACCTCGCGTCGGTCGACAGGGTTCTCTGATCGAATGGTGTGCTCTCGGGTATGGGTCGAACCATCAGCAACCCACTGCAAGTCCACGTCGCCACTATCCCAGATCTCGTATATCGTGCTCTTCACATCAACGATACTCTGGACTGACTCGAAGTCACTGAAGTTATCGTTCGCCTCAGACAGGGTGATTGTCTCGATGAGGTGAGGGGTCTTAAGGTAGGTGTGGTACCCACCCTTCTCGAGCTTAACCCGATAGAACATCGAGTAGCCGTTTGGCTTGCATGCCGAGATTACGTTCCTGAACATCTCTACCGCAGGATTGCGATCATAGATGATCCACTTACCGTCCTGGAGCTTGTTACCGGTGTCGTTAACATATGCCAGCTGAGTGACCTGGTCATTCCGGTGGAAGTGGAAGTTCGGAAGTTTGCGATTAGGCTCAGCGTTGTCGCCGAAATGCCGGTGGGCAATTCTCTCGGCAAAACCCTGGGCGTCGAATCGACCCTGAGCATCAGGAATGACCCAGCTACGGTGAAGCTGAACTCGCCACTCATACAAGCTCTCAAGAGATCGACCGGTATACTTGTGAAGGTATACTCGGTTATCGATCTGCTTGATGTCTACAGTCTCAATGACCATGACGTACTCGGTATCATCCCTTGTGAGGAAGTTACCGAGGCCGTACTCAGGGTATGAGGATGTAGAATATACTTGAAGCTCGAACTGCCCATACTCGTAAGCGCGTTCAGTCCAGTTCAGTGAGATGAACGTGCTGGGAATCTCGCGCTTATCATCAAAGTTATCTTTTTTCGTGTAGAATAAGTGCATCAGATTCCTCGATAAAGGCTTTCGTACTCGATAGATACACCAAGGTCTTCGCTACCGCCAGAATACTGCAACGACAGCGTGTTGATGCCAGGGTGCATCTTAATCCATTCGCTCCCCGGAGCCAAAACACCAGTGATGAATGAAGAACTGCCACCTGCGTGGTGGACGATAGACTTCTTCCCTGGACGAGTATCAATCACAAGTTTCTCACCCGCGTAGAACTGCCCAGCCCTCGAGATAGACATGGTCTCGTCGAAAGTGGTATTCGAGATGATGAGGTTACCTACTGTCCCGAAGAAGGTAAATGTGATGGTAACACCCGCGGGGGCATCTCCGTGGTATCGGATGTCCTTACCAGTGGAGTTAGTCATGTCGCCGAAGATAAGCTTGTGGTTACCTTCGGAGAAGAACGGGAATTCGAATTGTGGAACGGTGTCATTGAACCCGACAACCTTCTGGATCTGAGCAGAGGAGGCCTTCCAATACGGGTCAAGCCCGATCAAGGATACCTGGACTTCCTGTCGCTCTGCGAAGATGTTCGGCTCGACGGATTCCACGATGAAGTCAGACTTCGCGCTGACCCAGTCGGTGATCACCTCGAGGGAGATGGTCTCTGATACTCCGAAGTACTTGTAGAGCTTCCTCCGGAGCTGCTGGATGTCCTCCCCCCAGGGGATCAGAGTTAGCACAACATTACGTGTACCAACCCTGACCCCCTTGAGGAAGGCTCCGTCGATCAAGGCGTATCGATCCATACTGAGATCGGCCTTGACGGGTCCCAGACCAGTAATCTCCTTGATCGCGATCCCCGACGAGTAGGGGTCACGGATGTCGATAGTAAGTCGTTCCCCCGACTTAGTCGTGGACGAGATCTCTGAGATCATAGTGTCAACTTGTCCTTTGCCATTGCCAGCTGAGTGTTGGTGTTGCGGTAGATAGTAGCCGCATCCAATGCCTCTGGCGAGTTGTTGGTCTGGTTGAACGTGATGTTTGTAACACCATTTTGACTCTTCGTGTCAGAAGTGTCAACTGCGATCGGAGCAGCCGGTCGAGCGCTGTTTGCAATGCTCGCGGTGACTCCGACGGCGGGAATAAGTCCTCCGATACCTCCAGCCTGCTTCTTAAGCTCCTCAAGATCGAGGATGGGCTTGATCTCGGGCTGGAAGGACGGGTCTTCCTCAATGAGGTCGTTGACTCCATCAAGGGCTTTGTCCAAGGCATTGTAGGCGGCCTTACCGAGACCGGTGCTGGCCTCAGCGATGTTCTGATGCTCGTCACGGATACCGATAGCGAGTCCCTCGCCCATGTACCCACCGATCTCCTTCATAACTCGAGAAGGTGAGTGAATACCGAGCGCGTTCTTCAGCTTCGAGATACCATTCTTGGCACCCTGAACAAGCTGAGAACCGATCTTCCAAGCCTTACCGGCAAGACCACCAGTCACACCATCGATGATGGCCCAACCGATCTCGAGACCGACCTGACGGAACTGGGCCGAGTACTTGGTGATCGCATCTCGGACGCCTCGCAGGAGCTGGAGGACAGTCCAGAGACCCTTATCGATAATCTTCGGACCATTCCTAGCAATCCCATCAAGGAAGTTGATGATGACGTTCGTAGCTGCGTCAATCACCTTACCGATGTTATCGGCAATACCGTTCAGGAAGTTCGCCAGGATCTCAGCGCCCTTAGCTCCGAACTCGTAGGCATGATTTGAAAGCTCGGTGAGCAGTGCCTGGATCAGGATGAACAATGCAGCAACAACACCGGGGATGTTTACGTTGATGGCGTAGATAAGTGCCCCAATGAGCTGACCCATAGCTACAGCCAGCTCCGGAGCCTTGGCTCCGAGGGTGATGATGAAGTTGGCAATGGCGTTAGCTAGGTCAATCGCCAGCTGGGGTAGAATGGCGCCGAGCTGCTTGAGCCCCTCGGTCAGTACCAGGAATGCTGCGGCACCGGTAGTGGCACAGATACCCAGAACAGCAGCAAAGGCCGCCATACCAATCGAGATCGGTAGAAGCGCCAGACCAATAGCCAGTAGTGCAGCGGTCAATAGCACCAGTCCGACCGCGACTGTCTGAGCAACAGCAGAGGCAATCAGAAGTACCGCGAATCCACCGGCAAGAGCCACAAGACCGATTGCCAACTCGCCCCATGAGATGGTCGACAGCTGCTTGAGGGCTCCGGCCAACAGGATGAACGAGACCGAGGCGATACCCAGTGCAACGGCACCATTTTGAAATGCGCTGGCTGCAGCCATAGATGCGGCAAGGACACCAAGTCCGATAGCAAGACTGATAAGCCCCTTAGCTAGCGTTCCGATACTCATGCTGCCGAGAAGATATACCGCACCGACAAGAGCAGTAACCGCAGCAGCCATGGCGAACATTGACGCTGCTCCTCGAGCATTAGAATGTCCAGCGACCACCAAGGCTGCAGATAGTGCAGCGATGATCACGCCAAGAGCAATCACACCCTGAAGTAGCTTGCCGGTGTTCATCGTACCAAGCATCCAAATTGCGGATACTAGGATGTTACAGGATACAGCAAGCGACAGGAGCAGTAGAGCACCCTTACCCATGTATGGGTCCTTGCTAACCAGCATCATGAATCCAGCGAGGATTGCCACGACTGCAGCCAGAGTAACGACACCCTGTACGGCCTTCCCGGTGTTCATGGATCCTAGGGTGTATACCGCCAGCGATAGAATAACACAGGAGGCAGCCAATGCAAGGAGGATACCAGCGCCCTTCTCGACGCCCTTTGTCTCGGCCATCTTAGTCATGAACTCCTGCATGGTCATCATGAGGATCTTCATGGCAGCCATACCGACCACAGCGCCCTTAAGATCCATTCCTGCGAGGATTCTGACCGCCGTAGCCATCAAGACCATAGCAGCACCGAGCGCGATAAGCATTGCGACGATTCGAAGCGAGTCGTTCTTGAAGGCCACCATCTTTGTCATAGACTCAAGCATGTCATCCATCATCTTGAATAGGAACTTCAAGACTGCAAGCGTGACTAGCAGCTTCGGAGCTGGAACCAGAGACATAAGGATCAGAGCACCGGCAAGAACACCCAGGGCAATAGCGATCGTAAGAAGAGCCTTAGCCTTAACCTTCTGCTCGAATGCCTCAAGGACTCCTCCAAGCTTGTCGAATACATCGCCGAGCTTATCAGCCATGTTCCCGATCTTGTCGAAGTTCTTCTTGAAGGAGTTGATCCATCGAGTGAATGCAATAAGCACTCCACCGCCGATAGCTCCAACAAGGATCTTCCCCATGTCGTAAGACTTGAGGTTGTCATTCGCATTGCCAAGAGCTTCACCAACAGCGCCGAATGCGTTCTTAACCGCATCCTTGACCTTAGGCGCAAACGTCTCCGAGACGAAATCCTTGAACTCCTGGAACTTCTGCTTGATGGTGTCAAACAACTCAGGGAGATGAACCGCTCGGGCAACCTGCTTGATGTCCTCGAACCACTTCTTGAGGAAGTTCTCCTTGGCGGCCTGGCCGGTTTCCTTAGCCGCCTGAGCGGCCGCAGACCCTACGCCAGATACAGCGCTAGCGGCCTCTTTAGCCTTCTCCTTTACCGCGGAGTGACCGTTAACCCACTCCTGGAAAGCGAGCGCAACCTCCTTGATCTTTCCGCCAATATCGGAGAAAGACTTACCAAGGTGGTCCCAAACGCTGCTATTTTGAACGGCGTTCCACGCTTCAACGATCGCGTCCTTGAGTTCAATGAGCTTTTCCTTCAGCCACTGAACTTTCTCGGAAATTTTGAGCTTCTGACCGAGAGCGTCGAACTTCTCGCCGAGAGAAGCAATGATTGCCTCGGATGAGGTCATTCCATTGAAGTCAAATCCCTTGAAGTAGTCTGAGAGTGCCGACTTTCCAGAGAGAAGCTTGGCCTTGAGTTTATCACCAACACTCTGACCAAACTCATGGAGCTTAGTCTTGGCAGTATCAATTCCACTCTTGATCGAATCCATTGCGGCCGTGAATTCTCGGCCGATAACCGAGTTCTTCAGCGCGTCCTTAACGAGTCCAAACTTAGAGGCCAGGCCCTTGAGGCTGTTTCCGAGATTCGTAACCTTAGATCCGAAGTCGAGCCAGATGATGAAGCTGTGGATAGCATCCACAACCCACCTGATAGCCTTACCGACCAGATCGATAGGCGGAAGAAGAAGCTTTAGTAGCTTTCCACCTAGGTCTAGCTTGGTGAACCACTGGTCGAACCAGTAGACGGCCTTACCGAGGACCTTAGTAATCTGGAAGACACCAGAGTTGATCCCCGTGAATGCTGGGAACAGAGCACTAATAATATGGGAGGCTACAGTAAAGATTACCTGGGCGACCTCACCAATGATGGTGGCGAAGATGTGGAATACCGAGAATAGTCCGGTGAATGTCCACTCCAGCTTATCCGCAAAGTTATTAGTGATTATCAGCTTTTCTGTGAAATCAGCAAAGGCCTTGACAATCTTGTATAGCCCCTCTGGAGAAGCATTCAGGAACACTCTTCGGAATGCCGTACCGATCTGACCCAAGACCTTAATCATGGCCTGGAAGATGTTGAGCATGGATCGAAGGATCTCATCTCGGCCGCCGAGGTCCACAAACCCCTTGAGGAAGTCGTTCCTGGCTCGAGACATATCGCCGATCGCGCCACTGACCCAGTTACCAACTGAGGTGAACAGAGTCTGGGCCTGGTTAAAGTCACCGATCAGGATTCGCCAAGTCTCAGCCCATCCCGAACCAAGAGCTTCTCCCCAGGTACCAATCATCTGCGAGAAGGTTCGGATCTGTGTAGCCGAGTCGCCAGCCGCCTGGGCCAGCTGCTTCATCTTATGGGCCTGCTCCTCCGAGTAGCCCATCTCCATGATCTGAGCCTCAGAGAGGTCGTTAGTCATGACCTTCAGGGTCTGCATCATGACCTCTGAAGTGAGCCATCCCTCTTGAAGGGAGAGTCGGAAGTTCCCCTGCTTCTCGATGGCGGCGTCTACGCCCGTATTCATGATTCGAGAAGTCTCGATCAGGGCGTCCTGGAACTGCTTACCGGCGATACCAGCGTGCTCCAGAGACATCCAGTCCTGTAGCTTCACTACACCAGAGCTCATAGCCTGAGCGAGCTGGTATGTAGCCTGTGCAGCCTGAGTGGCATTCGCTCCAGAGAGGGCAGCCATGTTTGAGAAGCCCTTCACTGAAGCGGTGGCGTCTTCGAGTCCAACACCAGCAACCGTGAAGGTACCGATTGCCGAGGTCATCTCAGTGAAGTTGTAGATGGTCTTGTCAGCGTAGCTGTTAAGCTCGTCAAGTGCCGCGTTGACCTGGTCCAAAGTGGTGCCATTTTGACTGGTGTTAGCCAGAATGGTCTGGACCGCATTGATCTGGGTCTCGTACTCGTGGAATCCGTCGATCGCAGGCTGAATGAAGCTCTGAAGCATCGACTTTCCGGCAGAGATTGCAGCGGCACCGATCCCGCCAAGGGCAGTAATACCGATTCCCTGCATGACGGACATATTGGAAGCGGCGTCGACTGCGGACCGAGCCAAATCACCAAGAGTGGTGTTCTTTGCGATCTCCCCGACACGCTTAAGGCCGTTAGCAGCTCCCTCCATCTTCAAGGATTCCTTGAGACGGTCCATACTGGACGCGGATTCCTTGATTGCTGACAGGAACTGCTTGTTGTTCATCTTGAGCGAGACTACCCGCTCGTCAATAGTTGCCACTACTTAGTGACCTCCTTCCAGGCCTTCTTCGTAATCTTGTCGAACACCGGCCTGATGGCGGGATTGATGTAGTCTCGGCCAACGACATACCCACCATTGCGGGTTCCGTGGCCATATTGCAAGATGACGGCGATATTTACGCCGTTGTTAACGTGTGAGTTTGTCCAGGTGATCTTCCAGCTGTTGCCGGTT